GAAGCGCCCCTGGTGCGAACTTTGCGGCGCAACGCAGGACCTCACGGTCGACCACCTCGATCCCGTCAGTAAGGGCGGCCCGCTGATTGCGCCAGAACATCGCCTCCGTGTAATATGCAGGCGCTGCCACGGAAGGAACACGCGGCACAAGTAGGAGAAAGAGGGGGACACGGATGGCTCGCATCGCCTGGTATTCCAACGCCTGCCATATCCCGAGTGGTTACGGTGCACAAAGTGCACAGGTCGTCCACCGGATGGTCAAAGACGGACACGAAGCCGCCATCGCAGCGAATCACGGCGCGCCAGTTCTTCTCAACTGCGCGCACGGGCATCCAATTCTTCCTGAAGGATTGCTGCGGTACAGCATCGACTCAGCGCCAGACGCGATGCAGGACTGGATCGGAGACGGACCAGGATATGGCGTGGTCCTCTTTGATCTTTGGCCGCTCGTTGGCATTGAGGGATTCAAAAGACTCAACCTCGCCTGCTGGACCCCGGTGGATCACGCGCCGGCGCCCACCCTCGTCGCCAAGTTCATCCAAGACGGAGAGCACGTGGCAATTGCGATGTCGCGCTTCGGTGAAGAGCAGTTGCGCAACGCAGGGATTCCAGAGGAGCGGCTCACCTACATCCCGCACGCTATCGACCGCAACACGTTCAAGGATCTCGGAAAGGGCCAGAAGACGGCGATGGGGATACCAGAAGACGCCTACCTTGTCGTTACCGTCGCAGCCAATCGCGGACGCATTCCAGTGCGAAAGGGCTTCGGGGAAATGGCTGACGCAATGGCAGCGTTTATGAAAGACCGCCCAGACGTCTACTGGATGATCCACACGGAACCGAACGGGCACAGCGAAGGGGTCAACATCCCACGCTTGATCAACGCGGTGGGAATTGATCCGCAACGAGTGCGCTACCCGCACCCGCGCCACTTCCGCAACGGCATACCAGACACGGCACTCGCCGCAATGTATTCAAGCGCGAGCGCTCACCTACTCACATCGATGGGCGAGGGCTTCGGCATCCCGGTCGTTGAGGGCCAAGCCTGCGGCACGCCCGCCATCGTTTCAGACTTCAGCGCGCAACCGGAACTGCTCGGGCCGCACGGGAAGCGCGTGAAAGTCCAGCGCGTGTGGGACGAATATCAGGCGTCCTTCTTTGGCATCCCGAACGTTGAGGGGATCAAAGCGGCGCTGCAGGAACTCTACGAGGAGACGAAGGGAGGGGGGGTAGACCGCGCGGCGGTCGCCAAGTCGATGGAGCGATACGACGCTGAGACCGTCTACCAGGAAGGATGGCGCCCACTCACGGAGCGGATGCTGTCACGAGGGAAGACACGAAGCCCAGGCACGAGGGAAGACACGCCTGCCCCAGTGAACAGAGCGGCACGCAGGGCTGCCGCACGGGGAGGGCGGTAGAAATCCTAAACGCACGAGGGGGGCGTCTACCCAGCGCCGAGTCCCGTAAACGGGCGGGGGAGTTTTTCGGTTTTGGTGGGAACGAAGGAACAGGAGGGAGAATGAACAGGCTCGTAACATCGGAGTCGGTCACGGGCGGACACCCGGATAAACTCTGCGACCAGATCAGCGACGGCGTGCTCGACGCGATCCTTGCCCAAGACAGGGACGCCAGGGTCGCCGTTGAAGCCGCGGCCAAAGACGGGACCATCTGGGTCTTCGGAGAGACCGCCACGCGCGCCACGATTGACGTCCGCGCCGTCGTTCAAGAAGTGCTCCGGACGAACGGCTACACGGACCCGAGCGCAGGGATCACGGCGGACACGGTCGGCGTTCAAGTTTCGCTCTCGCGCCAGTCGCCAGACATCGCCCTCGGCGTTGACGCGCAGGACCACCTCACGGCTGGAGCAGGGGACCAGGGACTGATGATCGGATACGCCACACGCGAAGCCGCGGGCTTGATGCCGCTCCCGCTTTACCTCGCACGCGAACTCACAGACGCGCTGCGCTACTACAGGGAGCAGGGACGATACGCCTGGCTGCGGCCAGACGGGAAAGCCCAAGTCACGGTCCGCTACATCAATGGGGAACCGGAGGAAGTCACGAGCGTCGTCATCTCGGCGCAACACACGGCGGACGTTTCGCTCGCGGAAGTCAGGGAGACCTTGCGCGCGATCGCGGAGCGCGTCATCCCAGAGCACCTGCTCACGGAAGAGACCGCCTACCACCTCAACCCCACTGGGCGATTCGTGATCGGCGGACCGATCGGGGACGCGGGGCTGACGGGGCGGAAGATTATCGTCGACACCTACGGCGGCGCAACCCGCCACGGCGGTGGAGCGTTCAGCGGCAAGGACCCATCCAAAGTGGACCGCACTGGCGCCTACGCCGCCCGCTGGATTGCGAAGAGCATCGTGGACTCGGGCCACGCGAAGCGGGCGGAAGTTGAACTCGCCTACGCGATAGGGGTCGCGCAACCGGTCGCGCTTGCCGTTGAGACCTTTGGCAAAGCGAAGGATCGGGAACTTGAAAATCACATCGCTGCTACGATTGATCTGCGACCAGGCGCGATCATTGAGCGGCTCGGATTGAAGAGCGTGAAATATCAACCCTGCGCCAGAGGGGGGCACTTCGGAAGGATTGACCTCGACCTCCCGTGGGAACAGCCCGTCAAGATTTAGGGGGAACGATGTCAAAAGTCGAATGGCGCAACAGGATCACACGGAGCGGAGAGATCGCCCCAGAAGGGCTCGTCCCGAATCCAGAGAATTACAGGGAGCACCCGGATAAGCAACAGCGCCTGATGAACGGCGCCCTCAACGAACTCGGATGGGTTCAGCCAGTCATCGTCAACGAACAGACGGGACGCCTCATCGACGGCCATATGCGCGTCGCGCTGGCGATGCGCAGGGGCGAAGCGACGGTCCCCGTCAACTTCGTAGACCTCAGCCCAGAGGAAGAGAAACTCGCCCTCGCCACGCTTGACCCGCTCGGGGAACTTGCCCGGCAGAGCGACGATGACCTCCGCGCGCTCCTTGCGCAGTTGACCGTCAACGATGCGGACCTCAAGGAACTCCTCGTCTCGCTAGACCAGGAAGCGGGGGGAGACCAGGACAATAGCGCGGAGAGCAGGGAAGCGGGAATGGCGAGCGACCGGGTCGATGCGCTCCGAGAAAAGTGGGGAGTTCGCACGGGCGACATTTGGCAAGTCGGCAGCCACAGGATCGGCTGCCTTGACGCAACGAACCCGAAAGCGATCGCCGCCTTGATGGGCGGAAAGAAAGCGCACCTCGTCTTCACGGACCCGCCATACGGCGTCGCCTACAAGAGTGAGGGCCACGCGGAGATTAAAAACGACGCGCTGACCGGCGACGAACTGATGGACTTCCTGCTCAAGAGTTTCAGGAATATGGAAGAGCACGCCTACGACGACGCAGCGTTTTACATTTGGCACGCCTCGGCAAGCCGGGATGCCTTCACAGAGGCGATGAAGCGCGCGGGCTTGATGGAAAAGCAGTACCTGATCTGGGCGAAGCCACAGCCAACGCTCGGACACAGCGACTATCAACAGGCGCACGAGCCCTGCTTTTACGCCAGCAAAGCGATCCACCAGCCGCGCTGGTTCGGGGCCAGAGACAAAAACACAGTGTGGGTCATCGCGCAGGCTGACGCGGAGCGGGCCGCCGCCGTGCTCACTGGCGGGCTGTTGATCAGCGCAGGAGACCGCCGCCTCTGGGTCAGCGACAAAGCGCCAAAGGGAAAAAAGATGCGCACCTTCCGAATCGATAAGGGGGAGCGCTTGGAACTTAACGAACCGGGAGCAGAGGGCGACGTCTGGATTGTCGGACGCGATACGACTAAAGCCTTCCATCCCACACAGAAGCCAGTGGAACTGCCAGCCCGCGGCATCCGCAATAGCAGCGAACCGGGCAACATCGTGCTGGACCTCTTCCTCGGAAGCGGCTCCACCGCGGTCGCAGCGGAGCGCACCGGCCGCACTTGCTACGGCACGGACTACAACGAAGGATACGTCGCCGTCGTCCTTGAACGCCTGAGCGAAGAGGGACTCAAGCCAGAGAGAGTCGAATCCTTCCAGGGCGCATAAGTGGGAACACGGGGACCGGCGCCAAAGCCCACACGCCTGAAAGTCCTCGCAGGAGAGACACGCCCGTCGGTGATCAACTACGCGGAACCGATCCCAGCGGGCGGACCGCTGACACCCCCAGAAGACTTGCGGCCAGAAGTGCGGACCATCTGGGAGCGCGTGGTTGAAGCGCTCGGGCCCACGGGCGTGCTGACTTCAGCGGACAGGGACCTGCTCCGGCTATACGCGGAAGCGCTGGCGCGATACATTGAAGCGGAACAAATGCTCGCCAAGTCGGGACCGTTGATCCGAGGGAGGGACGGGAACCTGGTGAAAAATCCGCTGCACCAAATCGTCAGGGATAACGGCGACGCGGTTAAAAAGTACGCGCGCGAACTCGGACTCACGCCCGCTGCTAGAGTTGGACTGAGAGGAGAAATCGATGGGAACGCGAACTCGGCAACGGCGAAACTCGACGCAATCATCCAAGCCGCGCGCAGGGCATAAGGGCGAAGGGGCGGTCGTCGCTGATTTCATCGAATCGTTCTGCAGGCTTTCACGAGGGGACGAAGCGGGGCAGTTGATCAAACTACGCCCCTGGCAGCGCGAAATTCTGGCGGAACTATTCAGGCACCGGGAAGACGGGAAGCGAAAATACAGGCGCGGCCTGCTGTTGATGCCACGGAAAAACGGCAAGTCCCTCCTCGCTGCAGGCATCGCCCTCTATTCGCTCTTCACAGAAGTCGGTGCCGAAGTCGCCATCGTCGCCGGAGACCGCGCGCAGGCGCGCATTATCTTCCGAGAGTGCGCGCGAATGGTTGAACTAGACCCGATCCTTAGCAGGAAACTCCACGTGCTCAGGGACGTCATCGAGTACCCCGAGACCGGAAGCGTGCTGCGAGTTTTGTCTTCGGAAGCCACACGCGCGGAGGGCTACAACTTCAGCACCGTCCTATTTGACGAAATCCACGTCCAGCCCGATGACCGCCTCTGGTCCACCGTCAACCTCGGGAGCGGCGCGCGAAAGAATCCGCTCGTGCTCGGCATCTCCACCGCGGGCACGAAGACGGACACGCGCGGCCAGGACTCGCTCTGCTACCGCCTCTGGCAATACGGGAAGCGGCTCGAGAGCGGAGAGTTGGAAGATGACGCCTTCTACTTCCGATCCTTTACCGCGCCAGACAATCTCCCGTGGGATTCGCCGGAAGCAGCGAAGACAGCGAATCCAGCCTACGGGGACTTCCTAGACCCAGAAGACTTCACCGCCGCCGCGCGATCAATCCCGCGCCACGAGTACGAGACAAAGCGCCTATGCCGCTGGGTTTACTCGGCGGACCCCTACCTTCCAGCGGGAACGTGGGATGCCTGCGAAGCGGAGGGGCTGGAACTCAAGCCAGAAGAACCGATCACGCTCGGCTTTGACGGCTCCTACGCCGGGGACTCAACGGCCATCGTTGCGTGCAGGATCAGCGATAAGGCGCTCTTCGTTCTCGGCCACTGGGAAAGGGCGATCGACGGGGACCTTGCGTGGCGCGTTCCGATTGAGGAAGTCGAAGCCCGGATGCTGCAAATCTGCAAAGAGCACGCGGTGCGCGAAATCGTCTGCGACCCGTTCCGGTGGCAGCGATCAATGGAAGCCTGGGCGCAAGTCGGACTGCCCGTCGTTGAGTTCCCACAGACGCCCGCCAGAATGGTCCCCGCAACGGCGGGCTTCTATGATGCGGTCGTCAATAAACAACTCACACACACAGGGGACCCGAGACTCGC